CGCCAGTCTCGTTTGTGCTTGTACATCGCCAAATAAACCTTAGCCATTTTGATATGCCTCCATCAAGTTATCCATTTGCTTGATAATGTCATCATGGATTGATTGCAGTTGCTCAAGCGTGAGATTATGGGCTTTGAGCTCGTACTTACGCATACGTTGGTTAGCGAGTTCAACCTGCAGTTTTTCGAGTCCTGCCGCCTGTGTCAAAATAAGATTTGTTGCGGTCTTATTATCCAGTCTTGCACGTTGTGCAAAGTCTGAGATATATCGACTGCACTCACCTTCATAATTTGCCGCTTTAAAGGCTTCTGCCGCCGCTTGACGCTCACGGTACTCACTCTCAAAACGTGTCCAAGTGCTGTAGATTTTTGCCGCATGCTCATCGATGTTGGCGATAAGGCGAGTTTGACTTTCGGCTAAAAGTGCAGTCTGTTTTTCGACTGAAATATCCCATGTGAGCGTGTCAAGATTTAACACATGTGCTACGCTGGGTTGAGGGTCAATTAATACGGGGTTGCCACTTTTGTCTGCGATGATTTGCTTACCTTGAGATTGTCCATTAAGTAGCTCAATATATTTATCTTGGCTAATTTCCACCGCGCTTTCTGGCAGAAAACCACCATAAGAATCGTCAAAAAAACCGTCTTTAAAATACATTGTCATCTTTTCCATCTCCCGATTGCCAAAAAGTCAAAACTAATTAAATTATTGTTAAAATACCATTCCCACACCCAAAATGTGACTTTACTATTGGTTGTTTCGCTTTCAACTGTATTCATAACCATATCAAGACTTCCGTAGCCTGATTTTTCATGATTTTGATGCTGAATCCAAATTTTTGGTTTTTCGACAACACCAACCGCCCAACTGAATGTGAATTTTTTATCTTGTGCACCAACACGATTATTGGGAGGGGTAAATCGACAAGTTTGTATCATCGTCCCATCAGGATATTTCCGAATTTCAAAATCGCCGATTTTTTGGTAGGAAAAATCGGTATCGAGCAACACAGTACCACCACGCTCTGGCATCAAAATGCTATACATATCCTGACACCAAAACTTAAATGCATTGCCTTCACGCTCAAATCGCATGGATTTACCATCTGGCTTGAGGATGCTTAAACCACCGTAGCTCACAGAGCCTGTGACTTGGACATAATCATAAGATTGTTGGTGGGTATTATTTAAGCTTTTACCTGAGCCTGTTACCACATCAGCTGCAGAGCTAAAGTTTCCGTTGTGTGCAAACTCCCACTTTCTATCGGCACCATTGTCCTCAATGAGATGGATAATCCCAGTGCCAAACTGATTTCTTGCGCCAGGCGTAACGTACCCAAATGAAAATGCAGCACCCCATCCATCCCCATTTGTTACCTTACCTTTTAAATATGGAAAATATGTATTTGAGCCATTAGCATTCCCCGCTTGTACATGATAAGGTGCCTCTGTTCGCCATTGGTTAGCGTAGGCTCCATCGCCTCGTTTTGGAGTCCCAAACCATTGAGCAAAAAGACCACTCTCGGCTGAAAAATTTACGCCATCAAAACCAAATCTTTTTTTGGTGGCTCCATAGGCAATGTAGGCATCATTTGCATTATCTGTTGCTTGCAATCCAACGGTATGTCCCATGTCAACGTCAATTAACTTTGTATCATCACCAATCTGCACAGAGTTGTTATTGTTTGTTGGGTCGTTGACTATGATATTGGGTACAGTTAAGTTGCCTGTCATCGTATCGCCCGATTTTGACACGCGTTCATTAGCGTTATCATTCGCGGTCTTAACCGCAGCACTGGTTGCGACGGTGTCTGCACTATTGCTATCTACGCGAGACGACTTTTTACTATTCGGAATATAATTTCCCAAATTACGCGTAATTGCATCAATTAATGCTTTTAAGCCTTTAATTGCTTTCGGCGTTGCAGCCATATCTTCGGCATCTGAATCATAGCCTGAAAATAATTTTACAATCCCCTTTTTAACTAAACTTGCGATAGGTAACTTGTGCGTATGACCCCGTTGATCTTTAGTGTTTTCGGTTGTGTCATCTAATGTAAGCGGATTCATGCCTAAAAACGGCGATAGTAAACGGCGATCTGTCACATTACCTTGACTATCAATATCCGCAAGAATTTGCACATAGTGTTGGCGGTTTGCAGTATCTACATAATCGGTTTTTGATTGCGTGAGATACTTAATTTCGGTTTGATATTCACCCGTTACGGTGCAATGATGCACCACATCCGCATAAATAGAACAAGGCAAGCTATTAGCAGTAAGATGATGCTCTGCGCCTAAATCCATACGAACGCCTTCAACATAAGCCGTGCCTGGTTGAATCGTAAATTGATTGCCTGTTTTACGTTTAACCAGAAAACTATCATCGAAGAATACTGCTCTGCCATACAGATCACGATTGGTTAAACGAATTTTTTCATCAAGTCCATGTAAGCGCACAGTAAAATCAATTTGCCAAGTGTTCGCATTGACATTTATGCCCGTCAGAGCTTTTGCGCCACTAAATTCTAAAAGAATATTGCGCGTAATACTGTTGCCTTGCACAGCATTTTTATTACGGATTTTTTTCACTGCATCCGTTTGCACCGCAACAGCTAAAAGATTTTTAGAACGATTAATCAAACCAATAAAATTGAAATCAAAATCGCCTACTTCCGTACCAATCGTCACAGAATACACAACGGAATTTTCATTAATCACGCCACTTTGCGATACGGCTTGGCGATGTACAATTTGTGCCGATATCGGCATAGTGAGATATTGCGCAAGATTGTTCTCGTTTAACCCTGGAATATTGGCGAAAATAAATTCATCAAACTGTACTGTGCCACGTGCAATAGTTTGTTCTGCAACGTAGCGTTCAAATTGTGGCGTAATTAAACTTGCCATAAATAAACCTCTTATTGTTGTTATTATCAGTTTACTTTCACATAAAAACTTTGGTGATCATGGTTAAATTCGCCGTGATAAATACTCACAGTTTCTTTAGTGATCACTTCAAAGGTATAACGCCGACAAGTGCGGCCATATTTTCGAATGATTAAATTGAGTAATTCTGTTTTCTTCGCTAACTGGGAATCACTGATTCGAATTTTGATCACATCCCAATTTTCTCTGTCAAAACGTTCTTCAATTTCTACATAGCCAATGCCTAAGCGTTCAAAAATGCGGATAAAGCCCGCTTTACTGCCAGCATCTTTCGCATTTAAAAAGGCATATTTCACGCGCTTGCGGAATAGCTCTAACGGCTCACCCTCAAATCGTTCTACGTCGCGTTGATAGGCGATTAAATTTAAAATGCGTTCACTGCAATGTTCTTCATCTAAAATATTGAAGGGAAATTTGACCGCACTTAAAACATAATCCCACCATTTTCCGAATAGCACGGCGATTTTGCTTAATTCGCCTTTATCCATCCAAAAGGGCAATTTTATTTTCATTTTCTCCCCTTACTTTTGGACTGTGACGGATAATTGCTGAATGCGTGGAATAGATAACTCGCTTTGAATATCGCTTTGCCCCCACACAATGGATGCGATTTCATTGATATTGTCGTGAATTTCTTCGCCCAATTTCGACCAACTAAAACGTCTAAAAGGGTAAGTCCTTGTTACGCCATAATTATTATTTTCGCGAAATGCGCAGCGGATCATATTTTCCACTTGTTGCACGATTTCTTGTTTACGCACATCGCCAACAAAAATAGACGGCTGGAAGTAAATGGCGCACGTTAAATTATGTTTAGTTTCTGGCATGGCGTAGCAAATTAAATCGTCACCGTGTCCGTGAAAACCCTCGTCACGCACATGGCGATTGACTTTATCAATAAACGGCTGACTGGTTACGCCTGTGTCTAATAACAAATAAGCGTTTGCTGTACCTGGCCCACGTGGCGCATCGTGTTTAAAATAAATTCTATCCACCGATAAGGCTGCAACTTTCGCAATTATGCCTTTGTAAACACTGTCGATATGGGGTTGCCCTACGCTCGAAAACTGCGTGCGGTAACGTTCACGTAATTCGTCG